GTACTTACTTTTGAAATGTGGGTTGGTTGCGGTTTTCCTTGCGCCACCTATTTTTAATTGTGCAGCGCAGAAGGCTTCATGGATCGTCATTTTCTTTTCAGTCATGTGTTTGTTCCTCGTTTGATTGGTGGGGGAGCCGAAGCCCCCCAAGTTTGGTTAGCGGGGGTAGAGGTTTATAAGAGCGTCTATTTTAACCTCTGTGGCATTAGCCCCATATCCCTGTGCGATGATTGCCCCATCGTTGTAAATGGTATATTCCCCTTGGCTGTCTTTATTGCTGGTCAGCCGTCCAATGTAGTTTCCATTTTCGGTGGCTATTTTTTTGGCTTCTGAAAGTGTCATAATCGTGTTCCTCGTTTTTGTTTCCTAATGTTGATTATGCACATCTAAAAACCTATTGCAAGAAAAAAAAGGGCTTGCCTATACTTTTTTTTTGTGAATAATAGATGGATAGTAAAAACAACGAGGACAGACATGGCAAATTTTAAGCAAGTCAACAAAACAATAAAAGCAACTTTTCCTAATCTTAAGGTAGAAGCTGTTCGAGGTGATGGGTACGTCTGGTTTGATATGTCTGCTACACCGATAGAAACAGAGCCTGTCGAAAGCATTATGGTTCATCCGCTTAGTTGCAATACAAAAGATTTAACGCAACTGGTGATAGAGCATCTGAAAGAGTATCGAAATGGAATTTAATATTACCACAACTCAAACATATAAATTTGAACTAGCTTTTGAGCGTCAGCTAAAGGTAACAGTAACAAAAAAAGAAGTTGTCGAAGCAGGTTATTGCGAAAATGTTGTAGATGGTGATCCAACAGCATGGAAGGATTATGTGCAAGATTACATAAACGATCATGGGGTGACGAGCTTTATAGAAAAAAACAAAGCCTCGATCAGTAAAGAAGATAATGCTGACGATATTTTTAAAAAGTTAAAAGAACATATTGATGTAGCAGTATCAGATAAGACTTCTTTATCAGCAGATGAATTTATCCCGTATAAAGAAATTGACTGTAATGTTGATTATATTGATTGGCTATAAACATGAGCAACAATAAACAAGTAAATTTATTGAAATTAAAACCAACAGAGTTGCTTGAAGGGTTTCTTGCAGACTATAATTCTTTGCATAAGATAGATATTGAAAAATCAAAAACATTGATTAAACAGACTTTTGCATTTTACAAAAATAAAACAGAGGCTCCTGATTATGTAAAAAAAATACAGGACAAATGGTATGAAACATATGACTATTCAGTTTATGATGATGAATATTATTTTACAGACCTCTGGGCGTGTTGGAGCTTATATAGCCGAAATTATGTTTTGTCGGCCAAAAAAAATAAAAGTATATATAATTTTTTAAAAAACAACATAACGTCCATTGTAGATTTAGGGTGTGGCATTGGGTATTCAACAGCTATGCTTAAACAAATTTTTCTTGATGCTGAGGTGTATGGGACAAATTTAGCTACAACAAAACAATATAGTTTCTGTTCACAAATGGGCAGCATATATGATTTTAAGATTAGAGAAAAAGTTAAAGATATAAATAAAAAAATAGATTTAGTTTTTGCCTCTGAATACTTTGAACATATAGAGGATGCTGTAGATAATGTTAAAGAAGTTATTGAAACGCTAAAGCCAAAATGTTTGTTCTTAGCTAATTCATTTAATACTAAATCTGTAGGGCATTTTATTACATACAAACAAAAGAACCCTGATAATTTTTCTATTGAATGTTACGATCAAAGTGTAGCAAGCAGAAAATTTAATAAAGCAATAAGAAACTCAGGGTATGTATCTGTTAAAACAGGGTTATGGAACAACAAGCCACAATTGTGGATTAAATCAAATATTGAGCATAATTATGACTAACAATAAACAGACAGCTAAAGAAGAGCTATTAGAAAAAATTGAATTTAATGAACAGCCCAACTTATTAGATGCTATGGGCGCAACGAAAGATTGGGAAAAAGAATGGCAATCTATGCCAGAGTTTGTAATGGGAAACACAGAGCCATTTCAAAAAATAACAATTAGTTTTCAAAGCCAAGAAGATGTTAAACAGTTTGCAGAATTAATAAAACAGACAATAACAAGTAAAACAGCAAGTCTGTGGTATCCACAACAAGAGGGATATGTCGCACCTAAAAATTTTTTATATGTAGATCAAAAAAAATGAACCCAGAATATCCAATATATATTTTATCAAAAGGGCGTTGGGAAAGTCGTTTAACAATAAAAACGCTTGAAAAGAAAAACGTCCCCTTTCGAGTAGTGGTTGAGCCTGACGAATATAAAGAATATGCGAGAGTTATAAGCGCACAAAAAATTTTAACGCTTCCTGATAATTTTAGCGAATTAGGGCAGGGGTCAATACCTGTAAGGAACTGGATTTGGGAACATTCAATAAAAGAAGGTTGGGAAAAGCACTGGCTAATAGATGACAATATTGTGAATTTTCTACGCCTTAATTTAAATCGAAGAATACCAGTAGGCAGTGGGACAATTTTTAAATGCGCTGAAGACTTTACCGATCGTTACACCAATGTAGCATTTAGTGGTTTTAATTATGTTGGTTTTGCAGCAGATAGAAGCGAAACCTCACAGCCATATACATTAAATACACGGGTCTATTCAACAACGCTGATTAACAATGCAATGCCTTATCGTTGGCGTGGGCGATACAATGAAGATACAGACATTTGTTTAAGAGCCTTAAAAGATGGTTGGTGTACTATTCAATTTAATGCGTTTTTAGCAGACAAAGCGACAACGATGACAATGAAGGGTGGCAATACAGACACGATTTATAATACAGGTGATGAGCGAAAAGAATTTGCTGAAAGTTTAGCAAGGCAACACCCAGACGTTGCTAGAGTTGTCTGGAAGTTTGATCGGTGGCATCATCAAGTTGATTACTCACCTTTTAAAAGAAATAAATTAAAACGAAGTGCAGGAACAATTGTTAAAGAAGGCGTAAATAATTATGGCATGGAATTGGTAAGGGTATGATTGAACGAAATGAAATTACAGCTAAAGCCTTGAAGCAAGCTGGCGGTGCGAAAGCACTTGCAGACTTATTGAAAATATCTCAACCATCTGTGTCTGGCTGGAAGAAGATACCAGCAGATCGTTGCATAGCAGTTGAAGCTATTACAGGCATCTCTCGCCACAAGTTACGCCCTGACGTATTTGGTAGGCAGCCATGAAACGCCACAAGTATAACGCTGTGAAAACAACCCTAGATGGGATCACCTTTGCATCAAAGGCAGAGGCTAAACGCTACTCTGAGCTAAAGTTACTTGCTGAAGCTGGCGTTATATCTAATCTGATTTTGCAACCACGCTTTGATTGTGTGGTGGCAGATGTAAAAATTTGCACTTACGTTGCTGACTTTATGTATTTGGAACGAGGCAAGCAAGTAACTGAAGATGTGAAGGGTGTTAAAACGCCAGTATATAAATTAAAAAAGAAATTGGTGGAGGCTATCCACAACATTAAAATTACAGAAATTGGTGGCAGCTAATGAAGTACACAAAGGGCGAATGGATTAAAGGTGTTTCAGAATGGGTTGAAGATGACACCGCATTTATTTCAGTAGCTTTCACTTGGTTTTTGCCAAAATCATACTCAAAAGCTATTTGGTATAAGGCGCAAGGTTTTAAAGTGCGAGTTGGTGGCCCTGCAATATTTACACATAAAAATTATTTTGATGGCGTAGCAAAAACTGGTGGCAGTTACCCAGACGCTGTTAAAAAACACAATCCAATGGCTACGTTTGCTAGTCGAGGATGCCCTGTTGGATGTTGGTTTTGTATCGTACCAGCAATGGAAGGAAGGACATTTACAGAAATAGAAAATTTTATAGTTAGACCTGTACTTTGTGACAATAATTTATCAGCTTTGTCTAGTGATTATCAAAATCATATAGTATCAAGATATAAAAAAACTGACGTGCCATTACTTGACGCTAATAGTGGTTTTGAACCTAGAACATTTGATGAAGAAGTATATAAGCGATGGGAAAAAATAAATAAAGGGCCGTGGCGTTTTGCTTATGACGATCAAGGAGATGGGCCACACGTTGAACGAGTTATGAAGATGTTAAAAAATGTACCAAGAAGCAAGAAACGAGTTTACGTTTTAATCGGAAACGAGCCGTTTGAAAGTTGTATGGATCGAATTTATCGTGTGATTAGTTGGGGTGGTGAGCCTTATGTGCAGCCTGTAATGAAATTAAATGCTTTAGATAAAAAACCTTGGGTTAGATATGATTGGACAGCGCAATGTCTTAAAGATGTTGCTAGGTGGTGTAATGGGTGGGTTTGGCGAAAAATACCATTTGCTGAATATAACAGAAATATGAAAAAAATTATTGTTAATAATAAAGATTTGTTTTCAAAAGAGGATGCCAATGGTTTGTCGAGTATGTGGCGATAAGAGAGTAGTGGCCGTGCCTGTGCAAAGGATTACACGCAAGCGCAATCAATATTGTAAAGATTATGAGGTGGTACGAACAAACATTGGTGGAGTAGATGCTTGCCACTTTTGTACTCAGGAAGCAGAGCATCAATATCAAATTTTAAAAGAGGATGAAATTTATGATAGATTTATTTGACTTGCCACCAGCAGCTCCTGGAAAGACTGACACAAGCAA